AAGGTGTTGTAGGTAAAAAAGCTGCTGCAAAATTAGTAGCTAAAGGTGCTGCTAGATTAGTACCAGGAGTTGGTACAGCATTGTTAGCTTATGATGCATTTACAGTATTATCATCATTACCTAAAGCAAAAAAGAAATCTTTTGATTTGTATGGTTCTAAAATTGATGATTATGGATTTAAATATTAATGTTTATAAAGAATAAAAGAGAAAGAAACCAAGATGGCACATTCAAGAAGGATGTGGGGTGGACTCCTTGGAACGAAGCATGGAGTTATAAAATGAGTGATTCATTAAAAAATATGTTAGAAAAAACGTTATGGACATTTGTTGAAGCTTTTATTGGAGCTTTAACTGTTAGTCCCCTCGTTGGTGTTGAAGCAGACACATTACAACTAGCAGCTATTGCAGGTGGCGGTGCCGCGTTAGTAGTAGTAAAAGAATACGCGAAAAAACAAATTAGTAAGTAATGGCAAAATCACCTTACAATCCTAAAAGAGATTTTCCTGGCCCATTAGGTTCAGCAAAAGATGACCCTCTTACGTTTAGTATGCCAAAAAGAGAATTACAAGCAAGGATTCAATCTCATAAAGCTTTATATGGTAAAGCTAGAAGAAGACAAGAGACAATGTTGCAAGATACATTAGACCAAACTAATCCTTTTAAAAGGTTAGCGGGTGCTCATAGGACATTAAAAGCAGCATATAAAAATAGAAAACTTGGAGAAACTCTTTACAAAATGCAAAGTATAGAGCATAAAAGAAGAGCTATAGGTAAATTTAAAGCATTAGCTAGAGAATATCCTACAAGTTCTAGAATGCAGAAACCAAAAATTAAACGTAAGAAATAGTCCTATTTGCTGTTTTAAGACGTTTTAAGACCTATATGTTACAATTTTGGACTAATATACTGTAAAGTATTGTCCTGCTGGTAAGTCCCATGTATCCATAATATCTGACCATCGGCATTCATTTTTAGCTAAATCTGTTCCGCCTTCATAAATTGCATTAGATACATATAAAAACAACTGTTTACTGCATTCACCAGATACTAAACCTATACCCATTTGACTAAAATCCATAAGTGTTTCTATATATTCAAGTGTTTTTGATGTGACTCTACCATGATTTCTATCAGATACTGCATTTAAATCACCAATATATGATGTATTATTTGCTACTGTTACGCGTCTCGGTGCAAGTCGTGCAGAATTGTCTCGTAGCGCGTTTAGATTATGTGTAGTTTTTATCTGTATTTGTTTAGTTTTTTTATCTAATGTATATGAAACCCATACCTCTGCACCTTTTTTGGTATGACCTAAAAACCTTTTTCCCCCAAAAGTATTTTTATTTTTTGCATTTTCTTTATATTGATTTAACTTTGCGTGCCATTTTACCTTAGTATCGCTAGGTGTTACAGCATATTTTTCTTCTGCTGAAGCAAATGTTGTATTTATGTTTTTCATTCTTCCTCTCCTATAGGCTCTAATAAACCTAATTGTTCATTATAATCATTAACAAATTTATCCATTAACCATTTTAATTTGCCCATGTCTGGTGGTATTTTCATTGATGCGTTACCACAAGCATCTTGCATTGATTTTGCCCACGTCTTAATATATTCTGGATTAGTAAATATGTTGGTATCAACAATATCTTTTTTATCAAAATTAGCTTTCATCAAACTCCTTTATAATTTTCATAACATCATCTTCACAATCCGAACAAAAATCTACCAATGGATAATCTGTAAGAAAACATGCACCACACATTTTGCATTGCATGTTGTAAAGATTGTTGACGTTATCATTCACCTTTCTTTATATTGTAATAATGCATTGTTAGTTCCTTTCCAACAACTTTTGCTGCTGTTCCAATGATGCCAGCCATCGTTATAAACTAGCCAGGCAGCAACTTTAGTTGATACTACTGCATCTGTTCTATCACTTATTATACCTAATTTAGGTTTTAACCAAGCCCATGTTCTGTCATTAAACTGCCAGATACCTATGTCTTCTGTCCCATCTCTATTACGACCTTTTGCATTTTTCTTTCCACTGCTTTCACAAAAGATAATTTTTAAGGCTTGTGTTATGTCTTGTTCTTTAAAATAATCAGCCACAAGGGGTTTGTATTCTATTACATGATTGACTATTGCTGCATCTGCTCTACACTCTATGTATTCATTCATACTTGCTGTACTCATTACTACAGGTATTACACATGCAGCTAGCCAACTATTTACTAAGATGGTGTTTCATCATGGATACCCCATTCCTTCGGTATGTCATTATTATCTAACCACCATGATTTCCGCCATTTGCCTGTATGTCCACCACATACTATAGGGTCATTAGTGCTGCAAACAAAGTCTGGACTATTGTCTGACTTTTTATTGTTTCTATTGTCATACACCATTGACTTACAATATGGACATTTAAGGTCATCCCTATAACTATTTTGTTTTTCCATTTTATCTACTATACCTCCTAACATATCACCAGCAGCTTGTACGCCTGGAGTTATGTCTTCGGTTTCTATACCTACTGCTGATAGTTTTTCTTGTATGGACATGCTATCAAAGTTTTCTTGTGTAAACACAGTAGGCATATCAACCAACTTTTCTATCATACCAAAGTATGCGTCTAGTTGTTGGTCAGACCATTGTGTTTTATCTTGTGGATACTTACGTACCTGTGCGTATTGATTAGCAGAACCAATAATTTTACTTACAGTTTCTGCAGATTCTACACTTGAACACATTTCTGTTACAGTTGATAAAATAAAATCAAGGTTTTGCATTATGCTAATAAATCTGGATTATATCTTCCCAAAAATATTTGATTTGTTTCAGTAACAATTCTAGCAAATTCAAATCCCTTACTATTGTATTTTTTATTGTAATTAGATACACGTGTATATAATTTAGACTTAGTTAAATCATCTAATGTATCTAATACAACCCATTTGTTTGGCTCTGCAGTTAATCTTTCTGCATAGTTTTCTACCAAGAATACTGCTCTATGAGAGCCTCCAGTACCTCTAGCCATAGATTCTGGTAAAGTATCAAATGTTTCTCCTACTTTATATTCCATTGATTACTCTCTTTCCAAACATGATGAATTGAGATTCAGTTCTTATGTTTTTAAATTCATAATCATCATATTTTTTATTCCAAGACTTTACTCTGTGATAGTATTTACCAACCTTTTTTATATATTCAGTTCCTTTTCTATCTAATCCAGTAATGTCTTCAACATCCATAGCTACCCATTTGTTAGGAGTAGCATCTAGTATGTTCTTATATTGCTCTTCAAACAAGTATGCACTTGCTTTTTTTGCTTGCATTGATTCAGGTAATGTATCTAATACCTGTCCTATTGTGTATTGCATTAGTTATCCTCTCCGACAGTACCAACGATACTGTCCATTATTGCTTCCATCTTCTTGATATCTTCAGGAGATGGTTTATTTTCTTTCTTACGCATGTCGACCTTAGTAACTTCTACCTTATCTTCAGGTTCATCTACCTCAGCCCTAGCCTCTTCTTCTGTCTGCTTGCTACCTGTCCATAGCTCAACACCCAGACCAAACCGCATACATGCACGTTTGAAGGCATCTGACTCTGCGTCTTTTAAGTTGCTACCATCATTAAACTTAGAATTACTAAGTTTGAAAGTATCAACATCACCGAAGCCATCGTACTTACCCATACCTTCAATAGCTATGGTACCTTTAGCTCCAACAATTCTTTTCTCTCCATTAAATGTTCCATATACTGGTTCACAAGACCAACTATATTGAACGCCACTATCACGTAATCTTTCAACATAATTAGCATGTGGTACATAATCACCGAACTTACCAGCAGGTGCTTTCTTTACAAGCTCCTTTGGAAATGGAGACAACAGTTTATCGTTATTCATATAACTTCCTTTCAATAATTATATTTTTTCTTTGCGAAAAAAAGAAAAAATATAAGCTATTTAATTACATCTCTAAGCATAGTAACTCCTGGTTCTATAGGTATAAATTTAATTTCATTGTTATTGTTAACAACAAAATAAGGTTTACTACCTACTCCAGCGTATTCAACAGATACTATTCTTGGAGAATTTTCTTTTATATCCATACTATATATAGTATACCTACACTTTATCTAGCTTTACAAGGTATTCAGCAGTTACACCATGCCCTGGTTTACAGAATAATAGCCATTGACATGGTCTACCCATGCTTGCTAACTGTTCCATTGCATAACTGTTATAGCTTTCTGTGCTGCCATTTACCCATAAACGTACGTCATTTACGTACATTGTTGTAGGTGTATGGAAGTGTCCAGCTATAGCATAGTCAAAATCAGGCATTAACTCTCTTGATGCTAATGCTTTCCATCCTAACAGCTTCTTACCAAAGCCATACCATGGGAATCCCGAATGTCCTCTAACGTTATCACCATGCCATACGAAGAATTTGCAGCCTTTACCAAGGTTTGCAATAGCATACCAATGGTCTTCTGTCGTACTGTCTGGTACATGAAATGATATTCTTTTATCTTTTTCATACACCATTTGCATAATTTTACCTAGCATTCTGTCACTATTGCTATCTGGATGGTAGTCTTTACGTGCTCTTCCACCAAGTGAACCATGATTACCAATTACCCATGTAACTTCTACTTCTTTAAAATTAGCCAATAATATGTCAAAAAACTGTGTTAATATCCTTGGTCCATCAATTGTTACTTGTTTGTATAAACTAGCATCAATCAAATGTGATTGACCAGGAAATATAAGCTCTCCTTCTACTATATCACCTGCAACCAATACAGCACACTTGTTTACTGGGTGTGCATTACGTTGCAGATTAGTAAGTTCCACTATCTTATGTGCATATGCTACGACACGTTCTTCCGCTACATCACTGTTATAATCAGGTGTTACTTTAGCTAATTGTATGTCAGATAATATTGCTACTGCTACTTCTTCGTTTTTATTTTTTTTACTTAAAGTAGGAATAGGTATTTTAGGTTTAGCCCATGTAGCTAAATTCATTCTGACTGCATCAAACATTGCTTCAATTAAATCAGCTTTTTTATTTTTAAGCTTATCTACTTGTTTAAGCAATCTAAGATTATCTGCTTTTAGTTCTTGTATTATGATAGATTCAGCTTCTGCAATAAGCTTATCTACTTCTTTACTATTTTTTGCCATGCGTTTCTATCAAGTCCGTAAAATATTTGCGTATTGCTGATTCACTTATTTTTATATCATATTGCTCACGTAATAACCTATGAACTACATATGGTTTTAATTTGTGACCAGATTTAACGCGGTCGATACATCCCTGCCAGAAAGGCATAGCTTCTTCTGTGATTCTATCAAAAGTAGCAGATTTTTTTCCGTTTTCTGCTTCTTTCAATAAGCTTTCTACATCTTTCATACTTTTCATTTTATATTCATTTTTATATATGTCAATGATTTAAATGAATAGCAACGTAAGCTTGAGCCGTAGAGTGTCACAGCGACTAGGTTCTAGGGAGCGAAGACACGATAGGCGGGAGCTGTAGTAGCTATGAATGATGATAGTTTAGGTAGTGTTCACTATAGGTCACTGTTGACATGATGAATAAAATACCTTGTTGCAAACTCTCTTTGCACTCTATTCTACCTAAACTACTTCTTGCGATATCCAAAGGAAAGGAAACTTTGTTGTATTTGCATACAATATCACTTCCTTACTATATCATATTTAATTTTATTGCATGTTCCTTAACTTCTTCTATGTTTTTAAGGTTAATAATTCTGTGTTTAGTAACCATGTCATAACAATATTTGAGTAAATTGTAACCATTTGTAGAACCACTACCACCAAATACATGCATGTCAGATACCCATATTCTTCTAGGTGGCATTGTTGATAACCAATCTAAGGCTGGACCATCTACTACATTACCTGAACCTGTATGTGAATCTAGATAGTCTTCATGTACCCTATGTCCAGCTTTTGCAATAATACGTAAACAACCTGAATTTCCATAGCCATTATACATTGCAATAGTTGCTGCAGGTAACAGCTGCAATATATCAAGTATATCTTTACCATCAAATGACATTGAACCAGATGCATCAATCAAAATAGTACCGCCTAGTACTGTTTGTTTTTGTTTGAATATCTTTTTGTCAATACAAAATCTGTTGATATATTTAGGATTGTAACCAAAATCAGCAGGTCTGTAAGCTCTACCAGCTTTTAGTCTTGCTGTTAGATTAACTGGCAATGGTGGTCTTACTATAGTCATATCACCCCAATAACCCATTTCAGTAGTAGTGCTGTATGTCATTCTTTCAGCTAATGCTCTACGCATACGTTTTTCTAGGTCACCATCACCTATTCCACCTTCTTCTACTGATTCACCATCTTGATTTTCTGATTCACCTTCGCCATCAATATCATCTGATTCAAATATTTCTTGTTCATCTGGTCTATCAAGAAACATATTCAGAATGTCTGATAATGGTTCAGCAAGTTTTTGTACTCGTCTGAACGAAATATTACCAAATCTATAATATCCTTCTACAAGTCTAGTTACATATGCAACTACAACACTTCGAGCATATTTAATATCTGCTCTACGCAATGTAGTAAATTCTGTTTCATTCATTGCATCTGCCATTGCATCTGTAAATACTTTGTATTCACGACCTGGTACTGAATTATAATAACTTTTGTTTTGGTCTGGATTAAGTGATAAAGAATAAGCTGCCAAACCATACATAATCAATTCAGCAATACTACCTTTTTCAATTAGTTGTCTAGTTCTAGCACGAACAAGTTCTTCACATACCATCCAATCAGTTGTACCTAATCCAGCTTCAAATAGTAATTTATTAATACGTACCTCCTCTAGCAAATGTATTGCCTCTGGACGTACACCTGGTTTAAGTTTACCCATAGTTTTAGGTGACCATTTAGCATGACCTAGCTCATGTCTACGTATTTGTCTAGCATGATTAATACCACAGTTTTCGCATTCACGATTCAATGGTACAGTCATTACCTTGTTTAGATTGTCTGTAGTACCATTTAGCTTGTTATCTGGTGTACCATGTACAGTCCATGCCTCACCTGTAACTACTTCTGGGTATGGATATGCCTTACTCACTGGCTGCAAGTGTGATTGCATCTACAAGTTCTTCAGCTTTATCAGCAAATATAAGCTTGCCAGCTTCTTCTTCGCTGAAGCCTTTCTCTTGTAAATCAAAGAACTCACGCCATGCTCTGATAGATATACGTTCCTCAGCATCTTCTACTAGAGAAGTATCATTGATTGTTTGCCACCATTTTTCTGGAAAACCTTCCATGGCTTTTGGATGTATCGTATCAACATGTATCTTGACAGGAAATCTGTCTTTCAATGCTAGTGGTAATGATTCAGGTGGACTGTTTGTAGTAGCAACTACTTGAAAACCATCTTTAGGTTTTACAGTCTCTTTCTTGTCATTATTCAGTGTTAGCATAGCAATATCCTGGTCATCTAGTATTGCATGTAAGAATGTCATAGCGTCTGGTGAAGCATGGTCTATCTCATTGATAACCAAACGACCACCATTTTTCCATGACTGTATTGCAATACCATCATGCCATTCAAACATACCAGTGCTACTAGGTCTGTAAAAACCTTCTAAATTTGCACTAGCAGTATCTTCTGTCATAGTGATTTGATAGATATTATCTATTTCTTTTCCTGCTGATTTACTAAACGCAGTAGGCGTATTAGTTTTAACTGCAGCGTATGTTTTGCCTGTGCCAGGCGGTCCGTACAACAGTATTCTACGAGATTGCCCTAACACAGATTCTACTAAATCCCAACAATTTGTTGACATATTAGCTCCTTTCTGTATTATTTATCTTTTAAAAAGTCCTCTACATCTGATACAGTATTTTTCATTTCTGAATAAACTACATCTGCTGTAAAGTCTTTTAGTTTTTCTTCGTCACTTAATAAGCATACTTGCATGCTCATTGGCTCAAGTAACATCCATTTTTTTATGATATGTTTATCAAGCAAAAATGCCCTAAATGAATGCAACGAATGATAAGTAATATCATCGTCATCAATTTCTTCTAAGATAGCTGGATAACCAGTTACCAGTTCTGCTTTCATAACCATAAGAACTTGCCAAGCTCTATCAATAGCTTCCATAATACTTGATGCATAAATATGAAAACTATATCCTTGTGTGTCATCAAAATGAACAGTAAGTTTATGTTCTTTATCAACATCTGGTAGTTCAAATGCCATTTGCACAACATATTCTTGTTGTTCTTTTGCAGGTACATGTACCAATGCTGATGGTATACCTTTGTTTTTATCCATATGATTCCTTTCTTTACTTTGCGTAAAGAAGTAAAGAAAGGTAGGCATTATTGTGAAAGATTTCAAAACTCTACCTCTCTTACTTCTTTACTTAGTACGTATACAACAGGGCGGTTGTATATGAATTGCTACTTGCGTAGCTTGTAATACACAAGTTTAACCTATGTACTACAAGCTACCTACAGACACTACATTTGTAGCATATGGTCTATACAAGCTAGCTGTAGGTAGCAAATTTTAGTATTCCCCAAATCGTGCTGGTATTACAAATTCGTAGTTACATTGGTCGCAGCATACACCAACTGATATTGGTTCTGCATTGTTAGGCCAACCTTGAAATTGACCATCACAAATCCAACAAGTATAACTATTCACTTGCCCAATCTTTCTCATATGAAAAATGTTGTCTTTTACTTAAATTGCAATTACAGATGTTTCTATAAATTAAATAATTAAATTCATCTGTTTTTAATCTTGCAATTATTTTTCTTATGTCATCGATATTTGTTAAATGTTTACAAACCTCTACATCATTATCTAATAAAGTTTTGACTGTATTAAATTTATTCATCTGCCCATCTAGATTTAGTAAATATAGCTGCTCTATGACTAAAAAAAGTAAATTTGTCATTGTTATCAGCTAACATAGCTAGTAAATCTATTTGACTTACAGCTTCGTCTTTAGTTACATCTGACTCGAAATAGAAATCAACAGTTAAACAGTTCTCATCTTTTTTACCTGTTTGGTCAACCATTTCATAGACGTCATGTTTTTGCATTATTCCTCCTCTGGTGTTTGTATTACAGTTTTAACTAAAGGTATTATGGCTTTTATTTCTTGTTCGCCATCTTCGTTTGTTACGATTACTGGATAGAAAGAAAAACGTTTTTCTAATTCAGCTATCAGAACAATACCATCAGCTTCATTTACTGATAAATCACTCATGTAAATCACCTGGTATTCCTTCCTGCATATATTTACTTTGCGCTTTAACTAGGTATTCATCTAGCATAGTTATTTGTTTTTCTATAGCGTCCAATCGTGTTCTTGTTTCTACTACAAACTTTGATAATTCCTCAAATGCGTTTTCTACATTTTGTAATGTATCAACTAAATTTTTCATCTCGCCCATGTTTACTCCCAAACCTGTGGCAAAATTTTCTGATATTCTTCAGCTTGTAATTGTAATGGCGTCTTTGGTGGTTCTTTATCTAATCTAGCTTGTAAATCATATACAAATTTCGCAAACAGAATTGTAAGAAATCCTACGCCAATTGTTGCATATTCCATAGTTTATCCTTTCGTATTGTATATACTGTCGTCCGAAAAACGACAGTATATACATAAATTATAATACTAATTAATCTAATCAATAGTGTTGTCACTATCGTATTCGTCATTCATAGCATCGCCATCTGCCATCTCTTCAACTTCTGGGTCACTAACGTTCCCAGCGTTGACGAAAGCATTTTCTTTGGCTTTCTTTTCGATATATGTTTCTGATTGTCGATGCAAGTCCAAGACTGCTTCGATATCAAGATACAATGGTAGCGTTTGTAACGTACCATTGATATATCGTTGGACAAATGTCCTTTGATTCCACTCGGTGAGTGTTTCGCCAGTTATACCACATACAACTGGATTCATTGGTTTAGCCATAAGTAATCACATTTCCTTTCTATATAGCTAATATATCTATGACTTTCATAGATATAAGTATGTTCTCCGATAAAGAACATACTTATATATAAAGTCATTATCCACCTAACCATTGCTTATATTTTCCTAGCTTGATGCTATTGATTAACCAAAGCTCGCTATATACTTGATATAGATTGCTTCTGGATTCAATAGCACAAGCAATAGGAATCCATATCCAATAATAAAGCCAAGTGGATTGAATATAATTTTTCATATTTTTAATTCCATTTGATTTACCTTTTCTAGCTTGGCTTTAGCCCTAGCTATATAGGTACGACTATTTCTATGAGCTTCATAGATAGAAATACGACCACGATTATATATACAATCTTGGTGTATGAAGGCAGGCCAATAATATATCGCACCAGTCTTGGAACGCCCTTGGACCTGAGCTCTATCTTCTTTATCTACTGGCTCGTGACATAAGCCACAGTCGATAGTTTCTTTATAATCAACAGTATTCATAATATATCTCCTTTGTAGCGGAAGCATCTATGCTTTCCCGAAAAAAGCATAGTGCGGAGCCCAGAAGGTATAGATATATTGAAACTGTTGATATGAAACTAGACTCGGCTTGGTCACGCCAGTATTAAAGATAGACACAGGTCTGGCGTTCTACTGGTCAGAGAGTATTGTGCCTGATTAACACAAGATACTGCGTATCTATATATAGTATCCATAAGCTAGTAAAGGTATATCAATTAACTACATATAGTGGTATTTAATGTAAAGGATACTATATCTGGTAGGTATATTTATGTAACTGGCTGTACCTAATAGGTAAGTATCTAGATATGTATAGGCATACTATATATAGTGTATGTACAGACAGTTATTTGACCTACCAGTGTTAATCTACAGTCCCAATACATATACAGTATGTATAAAAAAATATGCTGGTAATCCAGAATACAGTAGGTGGCTACAGTCTTTTTGGGCAGTAGCGGGCATTAGTAGATGTTGTGTTTTATTCAATAATTTTGTCTACCCTTGAGTACTTAGTTTGTCTTTCTAGTGTATCGTTCTACCGATTCTAAGCTTTCTGCCTCCCGATGGCACCTTTACTTGTAGTAAATTACTCCTATTGAATGTTTGTAATTGTGGTTATGTTACCATATAATTAGCACTACGCAAACATCTACAGAAAGTTAGTTAAATGAGCAAAAATGTTGTATGTATAGCTAAAGGATGTAGGAAGCGTCTGACAGGCAAACAGAGAAAATTTTGTTCTCCTACTTGCCAGAAAAGACAATTCGCATCTGACAAGCGACATAACGACAAGGTTACCAAACCAATTAACAGGGAACTAAAATCTGATGATGGCGACTACGCTAGTGTACGGAGAGGTCAGTATTACCAATCTTTTGTAAGTGAGGGCTATGCAGACTTACTAGCTAATGGAGACATTAGTGTAGCTGAGGTAGCTCTTCTCCTTGATACTAGCTCGGCTACAGTCTCCAGGATGTCAGCAGCCTATAAAGTAGATGTCAGGAACTCCCTTGCTGCCGAAGACTGGCAAGTATCCAAAGAAGCAAAAAGGAACCTTAGAAATTTTTCTAGCTTTCGCGAAAAATATTTTCGTACAGAACAAGGGCAGAAGTATGAAACCGCGGACTTTCATAAGAACTGGATAAGTAACATAATAGAATCTATAGATAATGGAAAAGAACTGTTGATACTTAGCCCACCTAGACATGGTAAAACAGAACTGCTTATACATTTTGCTGTGTATCAAATATGCAAAAATCCAAATATAAGAATTATGTGGGTAGGTGGTAACGAGGATATAGCAAAAAATGCTCTATCTGCTGTACTAGACGTATTAGATACTAATGAAGAACTACGTGATGCATACTGTCCACCTGGTACAAACTTTAAACCTGATAACAGGTCAGGTAAGAACTGGAGTCAAAATCAATTTACTGTAGGCACTAGAACAGTAGCAGGTATTAAATCACCGACAATGGTTGCTGTAGGTAAGGGTGGTAAGATATTATCACGTGACTGTGATTTAATTATTGCTGATGACATTGAAGACCATCAAACAACTATGCAACCTGGTGCAAGAGAGTCAACAAGACAATGGTGGACAACTACATTATCAAGTCGTAAAGAAGAACATACAGCTGTAGTTGTTATTGGTAGTAGGCAACATCCTGATGATTTATATCACCACTTGCTTGATAGTGATAACTTTACATCAATAGTAGAAACAGCACATAGATTAGATTGTGATTTACCAGAACATACACCAGAAGAACATGTTGATTGTGTTCTATGGCCAACAAAAAGAAGTTTTGATTGGTTGATGTCTAGAGCTAGGTCAGCATCATCTACAGGTGGTAGGCAAATATTTGAAATGGTTTATTACAACCAGACTTATGTAGAAGGTACACAAATTTTTACTATGAATATTATTGACCAGTGTATGCGACCTGATTTAATTATGGGTGAACACTACCATAACTTACATTTAGTTGCTGGACTTGACCCTGCATCATCTGGTTTTCAAGCATCTGTATTATGGGGTATAGATGCATATAGAGGCGAGTTATACCTTATAGATTTAGAAAATCGTAAAGGTGGAGGTATTAGAGCTGCATTAGACCAAATGTCTGATTGGTTACACCATTATGACTGTAGACATTGGATAGTAGAAGAAAATGGTTTCCAATCTGCCATAAGGCTAGATGAATCAATAAAAGAGTTTACATTACGTAATGGTATACAAGTACAAGGTCATTTGACTGGTAAAAACAAACATGACCCTCTATATGGTGTAGGTGCAATGGCAGACTTGTTTGAAAATAGAAAAATACATTTACCTACAGGAGATTCAGAAAGTAGTGCTAAAATACAAAAATACAGGCAACAGTTGTTATACTTTGATGGTAAACCTGTTTCTAAAAGAAACAAGGAAAAAACAGATATAGTGATGGCAAGTTGGTTTCCTATGAAAGTTTTTAGACGTATGCAAAAAGAACGTCTTGCAGACATAGGAACTGATTATACACCTAGTTACGGAGATTATAAGATTACAGATATGAATGAAGCACCATGGCAATAGAATCAATCGGTAAAAAAAATTACAATGAAATAATTGATAGTGCAGCAGAACTTACAAGTGGTCAAGCAGTACAACAAAGACAAGCACAAAAATCTAGAATTAAAGCAATTTTAAATGGTGGAGTAGAAGGTCTGACTGCATTACTAGGCAATAGTATGGATGCAGGAGACGCTGATTTATTACCTGCTCCTAATTTATTACAATCAGGTATAGATAGACTTGCACAAAAAATATCAGGTGTACCTCAAGTACGAGTAGATATTGCTAATGGTAATGAATCAGAAAGAGCAAAGTTTCAAGCAGAAAAACTAGAACGTATTGTTACTGCTTATGATGATAAACAAAATTTATCACATCAATTATCACAAGCATCTAGATGGATACCTGGTTATGGATATTGTGCATGGGTTATTACAACAAAAATGGATGAAAATGGTTTTGTATATCCATCTGCAGAACTAAGAGACCCTTATGATACATATCCTGGAAACTATGGTCCAGACCAACAACCTAAAGAAATGGCTGTTATAAGAAGAATACCTAGATATAAACTTGCACAAATTTATCCAGAGTTTGCAAAAGAGATATTAGCAACAGATGATGATGATTTAGATAATGTAGACTATACACCTGTGCCTTCACAGTTTTTAAACTATGATTCTGGTAGTTCTAATGATTGGGAAGATAATGTTAGAGCAGGAGTAAGAGTTGTTGAATATTATGACCTAGGTGGTACTTATGTAGTATTTCCAGAAAAAAGATTAATTTTAGATTTTATACCAAACGCATTATCAACTGTTCCTTTTGTTTTTATGAAAAGAGTATCTTTTGACCAACTAAAAGGTCAATATGACCATGTTATTGGTTTGATGGGTATGATGGCAAAAATAAATATTATGTCAGCTATAGCCATGGAAGATGCTGTTTTTACAGAAACAAACATTTCTGGTGAAATAGAGTCAGGACAATATAGAAAAGGTAGATTTGCTGTAAACTATTTAAGTCCTGGTACACAAGTATCTAAACCACAAAACAATATGCCTTATCAGTTGTTTCAACAAATTGATAGATTAGAACGACAATTAAGACTTGTTGGTGGTTATCCAGTAACTGATGACGCACAGTCACCAAATTCATTCGTAACAGGTGCAGGGCTGCAAGAATTAAATGGTGCAATGTCATTAATGATTAATGAATACAGAGAAATTATTAAAAAAGGTATTCAACAAATGGATTCTAAAAGATTAGAAATGGACATGATTATTGCTATGAGTACTGACGTAACTAAGAAACCTATACGTGGTTATCTTAACGGTGCTGCATTTTCTGAAAACTATCAACCTTTAAAAGATATTGGAGGAGATACTGTAACAAGACGTATATACGGAGTCATGGCTGGTTTTGATGAACCACAAAAAATTGTTACAGGATTGCAATTATTACAAGCTGGTGTTATTGATACAGAAACTTTACAAGATAATATTGATGGTTTAGAGAATATACAGAAAGTACAAGAGAGAATTAGGAAAGGTAAAGCCGAAGGTGTTTTATTTGATTCAATACTTGCTAGGTCAGCACAAGGTGACCCAGCTGCTACAATGGCTGCTATAGCAATATACGAACAACCTAATTCTATTACAGAAGTAATGAAACAATTTTACACTCCTGAAGAACCAGGAATGACACCTGAACAAGAAGCTTTGATAGCGCAACAAGCATTAGGTGGTCAGGGCCTACCACCACAGGCCCAACCACCTACTATTGCACAAGCATTTGGAATGGGATAATGGAAGATTACGTACAAAATGAATTTTGGGACATGATATACAATGAGTATGGTGTACAAGATGAATTTGATGTTTTATCAGAAAAAGTAGAAAATATTATATACCCAGCAGAAGGCATAATTATTTTTATAACAAAAGAATTTTATGATAGGGGAAATGATGGCTACTTATAATCGTGGTAGAGGTGGATATAGAAAACCAAAAGCTAAAACATCTAATGCAGTTTCTGGTCCAGGAGCATTGAGTCAAAGAACAGATGGCAATCCTACAGCACCTGTAGCTGCACGTGGTGGAGATTATGGTTCTAGAAAAAAATTAGAAGACCAAGTTTCTGCTGGAGGTGGTTTACCTAAAGCAACACCACCGCCAATGGTAGCTCCTAATGTGTTTGCACCTACAGAAAATCCTACTGAACCTATTACAGCTGGTGTACCTACTGGTCCTGGAGATATGCCAATGGTTGTATCTGACAATACAGATTTAATATTACAGGCTCTTTATCAAACAAACCCATCACCAATAATTTTGGAGTTAATAAATAACAGGAACGTATAATGTTGTTTCCTGATTATTTTGCAGAACAAGATAAAGAAAAAGCATATAAAAAAGCTTTAAGTCAAGTTAATAATTACAAACTTGCATTTCAACAAAATCCAGAATTAGTAAACAATATACAACAAATAGCAGAACAATATCCTGCTTTACCTACAGATGTAGTTGTTGCTATGGGTATAAATAATATAAATCCTAATTTTGAAGCTGTAGGTGAGATAGAAGATGAACTTGTTAAAAATAAAATAAGAAAAGAAGCAGAGCTTTGGACTGAGTTATACGAAAAATATCAACCAGAAAACTTAGAACAAAATATGAAAATGACAATATGGGATATGGCTACTGCTGGTTTTGCTCCAGGTGGTGTAAAACCTTTTGGTGTGCAATATGGTGTTTGGATTTTTGCTGGGTTAGACGCATTATTCCAAACATTTAGTCTTGGTGGCTCTGGAAAGTATTCTGTACTAGCACCAATTAATGCTTTAGTGCCTGGACAAATAGCTACAGTAGGTCGGTCACAAGCATATGCAAGAGATTTAAGACAATTCGATAAATTAATACAAGATGGCTACACACCACAACAAGCACAAGATAGGTTGCAAGTAGATGTTAGTTGGACAGAAGTAGAAAATATTGGTAAAGATACAAACCTAATAGAAGATTTTAAAAAACATATTGATATTATTAAAGAAGCTCACAAAATGGGAGGAGAACCATTACTTGCAAACATGTTTAGACAAGTATTAGCAGGTAAACCAGTCAATTTTGATAGAGGTACAAAGGTTACAATAGAATCTGTTGATGCTACAAAAACTCCAATATACAGAGATTTAATAGAAGAATATGGATATTCAGAAGAAGAAGCTAAAAAGTTTATATATAACAATATTGGAACACCAATAAAACAATTTGATACAAATGGCAATATACATTACACATCTTCATATAATCCAAATAAAATTAATTTTTATGCAGGTAGAAATAAACAAAGATATTTTTTTGCTGGTCAAACTAATCAAGATTATTACCGACCTGATTGGGCAAAATCAAATGAATTACTTGAATACTCGCCAGGAAAAGTAGTAGCAGCAGATATTTATGCACCTGGTACTGTTGCGTTTAATACTTTATCTGGAACATTAGATGCTGTAAATCAAATAATTCCAGAGCTTGTTGGTGGTAAAGGCCTAAAAGGTTTACGTAATTTAAGAAAAGGTTTTAGAGGTATAAACAAAGCATTTGAAGCTTCAGAATTAGGTATAGTAAAACAAACTGGTAAATCAGTAAAAATTAATCCTAGAGCTATTGCAGATGATGTTGTTGAAACTACTGCTAAAGAAGCTGATGCATTAACAGGAACAGGTAATTTTGACAATCTTGTTGACTATACAACAAATACACTTAAAAAACATAATACAGATATTGTTGCAAATAGAAAACAAACTAAAAAAGCTGCTAAAAAATTAAAAAAAGAATATACATTATTTGGTAGAGTTCCAAGATTTTTTCAAGTAACTAAAGATGAAATACTTAATCAAGGACAAATGCAAGGATTTTTTAATGCTTTAGCAAAAACAGATGAATCAGTTGAATTTGCAGTAGCAACAAATAATAAACTTAAAAATTTACATCCATTAGTTATTGAAGAAATAATAAAAGAAACTAACCCTGCAAAAATACAAAAAATATTTAGTGACATGATGGATGAAGGATATGTTGTTAAAGCTACAACTGAAAATAACTTAACATCAGATTTACTACAAACATTAGATACAGTATCAGATGGGTTGTTACCTGTTAAAGGTTCTTTTACTTTATCTAAATTATCTAGAAATCTTGCAGAAACAGGTAGTAGGTTGCAGAAAAAAGGAACAATATCATCAAGAGCATTAGGAAGAGTTGCATCTACATTTGGTAATGAAAATGCTAGTTATAGAAGTTTTGGCAATATGGTTGGTCAAAATCTTAAAAAACTAAGACAAGTAAAACCTATAAATAAAAATGACACAATTATTGATAGAACAACTGCTGCTGGTGAAATGATTAAAAAACAAAAGTTAATTGATGACTTAGACCCAACATATGGCAAATTAGAATTTGAAAAGTATCTTGGTTTTAGTTCAGCATTTAATGCATCATACAATCCAGCATATAGAAAAATGCTTGGTATGGTACCTTATTTAGGTATATCATTAAATAATTTTGCAAGTGGATATAAACAATTAGGAGCACATTTGCAAATAGTAGGACATGATATGGAAACAGCATCTAAACAACTACAAAAGTTTAGAAAATTAGATTTTTCAAATAAAGGTTCTATAAGAGATTTTGCATATGACCAAATGAAAGTTGATTTAGATTTAGTAAAGGCAAAAGAAAAAGATGGAGAAGTATTAGCACAAATTGTAGAACAAACATTTGAAGGTCTTAAAAAATCTAAAATTTATGCTTTAGCTAAAAATAAAGAAACATTACCTACAGTTGGTTCTAGAGGTACTGTTGTTACTTTAAGAAATCCTAAAGATGGAAAAGCTGTAAATATAGAACATGTTACTGCACATTTGTTTAGTGAAATGTCAGATGATGTAGTGCCTTTACTTGACTATAAAGCTTTAAACAGAGCTATGGGTAAAGTATTTCGTGCAGATGCATCTGAAGAAGCATTAACTGGAGCTGCAGGATTTGTATATGATGCGAAACAATATGCTAAATTCAAATTTGGTGCTATAGATGATAATCCATTTGAAAATGGAATTATTAATACTAAAAAATTAACTGATGATACATTTTCTAAATTAGCAAATTATTACACAAGAAATGTATTTAAACCTATGGTTTTATTACGAGCAGCATTTTTCACACGTGTATTTATGGAAGAACAAGCACGTATTGCTATGAAAGGTTTAGATGGTTTATATAATCATCCATTTAGATATATACAATGGTTATCAGCACATAATCCAAAAGACCCATGGTTTTTAAGTTTAAGAAAATTACCTGGTATAAAAAAAGCAAATGCAGATGGTGTAGAGCTATTGTCATCACAGGAAGCTATGAAAGCTGCTCAACAAACATTTCTTAGTAGTGATTTTTTAGGAAAAGTTAAATATAACAGAGATGCAAAAGGACTTGAATACTATGCAGAAACAAAAGCAGATTTAGCAAACAATTTACCTAAATACGTATCTGGTGCTTTTACAGAATTAATTATGTTACGTAATGATGAAATATCAAGACAAGTAGCAAAATTAAGATACGGTAGTGATGAATTAAAAACTTGGATAAATAGTGATGCTGGTTTTAAAGCAAGACGTAATTTATATGATTATGGTGGTCAAGATTATAAAAAAATACTTGATGATGCAGATTTTATTGACCAGTATTTACAATCAATAGAAGCAAGAATAAGAATTAAAACTGGTGGTAATGTTGTTAAAGGTAAAGATTATAGAAAAATACCTAACTCACAGGAATATAGATACAATATAACATCTTCTGATAATGGTAATGCAAATCTTAGATATGCAATAGCAGAAGGTAGATTGTTTGCTGATGATTTTGATATTACTAATGCAGCAAAAGCAACTAAAAAAGATTATTTAGATTTTTCTGAAAATCCTGAAGAAACAATAAAATTCTTTAAAAAACGTGCAGTAACAGATAGATTAAGCAAATATCTTGATTCAGATGGTTTAGATTTAGATGTAGGAGCAGTTAAGTTTCCTGAAGATATAAATGATAAAAATATATTAGATGGATTAGATAATGCATTTGATTTTGTATTTGAACATTTAATGACAAAACCAATAGGTTATTTAAATAGGTCAACAGCTTTCAAACAATTTAGATGGCAGTTTATTGGTAATAGATTTAAAAATTTAGATAAAGGTTTACGTAAAAAATACATTAAAGAAGCTATAGATGCTGCAGTACCTAAATCTGTAATTGATGAATTAAAAGGTTTAGATGCATTGTATCCATCAGGAAAAATAAAAGATTTTACATTATTTGATAATCAATCAAAAGCTTTTGGTTTATCTGGTGTACAACAACTTTTGTATGATACAACGCAAAGACATGCATTATCAGATAAAGTTGCAAATATATTCCCATTTGCTGAAGTATGGTTTGAAGTCTTTCAGACATGGGGAAAAATACTAGCAGAAAATCCAGCAGCTGTAAGACAAGGTCATGTTGTAATTAGAGGATTAGGTGGAGCTGACTCATTAGGTTCTAGTTCTGATGATGGATTCTTTTCACCAGCACCAGGTAATCCTGATGAAGAAAAGTTTATTTACCCATTTGGTGGATTCTTAACAGATTCTATATTTGGTGATGATTCAGATGTGCGTATATCTCCAAGAGGTTATGTAACAGGTATTAACTTATTAGGACAAGGTTTTGTTCCTGGACCAAACCCAGTAGTAGCTTTTGCAGTAAACAAAGTATTACCTGATAATGATATTGGAGATGAAATACGTGAAACATTATTTGGTACATTTCCACCAGCAGAAAAAATTACAGATTTAGTTGACCCAACACAACAAGTATCTGCATCTTATAGAAAATTATTTGCTTGGGTACAAAAAACAAAAGAATTTGAACAAATAGATGATAGTTCTAGCGAATCAGAAAAAGCTAGAGCTAATGCAACTATTGATATATTTAGATATGGTATGGCTGCAGGACAACATAATAAATTATATGATGCTGGTAAATTAGATAAACATTTAGATAAATTATTTCCAGGACAATGGAGTCCAGATACTATTACTAAAAGACAAATAGCTGATGCATATTTAGAATACTCAAAACTTGCATCTGGTAGATTATTTGGATATCAATTTATTACACAATTTTTTGGTCCTACAGGATTTCAACCACAATTTTTTATAAAAGATGATGTAGGTAATCTTTGGGGTGAATCTGTTTTATATCAGGAATATATCAGAATAAGAGATAAAAATGATGGAGAACCAGTAGCAACATATAATGAGTTCTTACAATTGTATGGTTTTGAACATCCTTGGATAACTGTTCGTGATGTAGAAACAGAAGGTCCTAGAGAACCTTATACACGTGCATCAGAAAAATGGAAAAGAGAAAATTTAGATATTTATGAAATATTACCTAAAGGCACTGCATATTATTTAAATGTAGACAATCCATTTGATGAAAGGTCATTTAGCGATATTGTACGAGGTAAACAACAAATGACACCTAAACAAGCACAAGAATCAATTAATGACACTATTGGATATTTAAGATACAAAACATTTTCAGAAAATGTAGAAGAATTAGAACTGCCAAAAGTACAAGAAGATATATTAAAAAGAACATATAAAAACGAATTAGTTGAAAATTTACCTGGTTATTTAAGAGACCCAGATGGTACTTTAACATCAACATCAAGTCTTGAAAAATATGAAGAAATGAAACGTGTATGGATTAACAAAACAGAAACTGGTTATAGTGTTAATCCTATACTAGCTGACCAAGAAGCTGCACAAGGATTAGCTGTATTTCAACCATTTTGGGATGAAGCAGAAAGATTGTCTAAAATTTATAGCCCAAGTAAAAATCCAGATTGGTGGTTATCATCAACTACACCAGAAGCTAGAACTATGCGTGTTTGGATATATAACAAAGCAAATCAAATAATACAAGAATATCCAGAGTTTTATAATGTATGGCAAGGTGTTATGTTAAAGTTATATAGAGATGACTACGAATATTTAGATTATATTTCAGAAAGTTAAAATGGAGCAATATAAAGATTTAATTAGAAAATATGCATCACAACTAGGTATTGAGCTTACAGGTGATTTTAATGTTGTTACAGTAGTCAATAATTTACCAACACAATTTTTTGATGATGATAGAAAACAAAGACTTAAAGATGCTATAAGTGACCAAGATTTTGCAACATTTTCTGATATATTTGTAGCACCTTTAAATGTTGAAGAGGATGATGCACCTAAATCACAAACTGAAGACTATATAATAAAAGTAGCACAAGATTTAGGTATATCAGGAGATATAGAGCAATTAGCACAAGACTTAGCATCACTTGGTGGTGATGGTGTTGGTTTAAGATTACAACCAGATACAGGTAAATTAGCACCTGATGAATCATATTTTGGCGTATCTACAGACGATATAATTTCTAGGCTTGCAACTCCTAATGAAATAAAACAATTTCAAGATTATTTAATACAATCAGGAGTATTTCCAAAAGGATATTTTGCAGGAACTGAAGGTCAATATAGCGAAAAATTAAGAACTGCAATAGTTGATGTTATGAATTTTATTGATGGAAATATAAATTTAACTCCTGATGTAGTTGCAGATATTAGAAAAGAAACTCCTGTATATTTTTCATCTGTACAACAAGATAATCAAGATTTAAGTTTTGAAAGAAATTTATTTAATTATGGTTTAAAAGAGTTTATACGTATTGATGAAGCTGAAAAAAA